AACTTATATCTTCTACTAAAGATTTTAGTTTTTCTACTTCTGTGTCTGCAAGACCAGATGTAATGTCTTCTAAAATTTCTTCTTTAGTAAACTCTGCGATTTGTTGAGACTTTTCAATCATTGAAGCAGTCATTTCATTGATTTTAGCTTTCGCTTCGTCCAGTTCTTTTTCTTTTGCCTCTAGGACATCATATTTTTCATCTGGTACGTCAATGTAATGGTCTTCAAATAATTGTTTTAGACCGCCAATGAAATCTTCCGCAATTTCGCCTTTGATACCTTTTTCAATTGCTAATTCGTTTTCTTTCATCCACTCTTCCACAACATAGTTTAAGTAGTTATCAACTTTATTAGTTAAATCTTCTTTAACACTTTCTTTCGCTTCAGTTATTTCATTTGAGTATTCATCTTCTAATCTTTCAATTTCAGATTTTACTTTTGATTTAACTGCCGCTTCAAAGATTGTTGCAGCTTTAGTTTTAAAATCCTCAGATAAACTATCATCGCCAGAAACAAGAGCGTTAACATCATTTGATACATCAATAGATTTTACTCTTTTTTCTACTGCTTCTTTTTTCTCAGAGGCAGATGCCATTTCTTTTTCTTTTTTATCTTCGTCTTCGTCTTCGTCTTCTTCGTCCATGCCTTTCATCGCAGCCATGACTTTTTTGTAAGAAGCTTGAATATCTGACTTTTTCATTTTATTCATGTTGTCATACATTGCTTGAATCATGCCTGATTTAGTTTTAGGCATTGCTTCTTCCACTTCTTTTTCATCTTCTTTATCGTCTTCTTTTTCATCAGCGTCGTCCATATCTGCGTCTTCTTTTTTCATTTTTTCAGCAGATTCCGGAGCACCGGCACCTTTCGTAGGAGCAGATGAATCTTTTTTCGCTTTTTTAGCGTGGTCAGTTGGTGAAGATTTTGTGTCAGGACTAACTACTGCTGGTCCTCCGTCTTCGTAATCACCGCCTTTTACCATAGAATCACCTTTAGTCGCACCTGCTTTTGGTGCGTCTTGTCCCTTAGGAGCTTCAGAAACGATTTCTGTTTCGTTATTTAATTCTTCTGACATTTTTAATATCTCTCCGTATTTTAAAATATTTTAAATTGCGTACTACTATTTATTGTTTTGTTAATTTCTGCATGAAATTATTAAAAGCAGTAGTTTGCGCTTTGGCAATCTCATCACGCCTAGCACGGTTTAGTTGGTCTTGTATTTCAGAAACATCTTGTTCCTTGATAATACCATTGTCCCATACCCATTCTTTACCTTCCATTACGCCATTGACGAATGCTTGAGGTGCTGAAGGGTCTGCAACAATATCAGCAGCAGTTGCTAAGTAAAAGTCTGATTTTACATAGTTCGTACCACCTTTATTCTCCAAGGAACCCATGCCCCTAGATGAAACTCCTAATTGTGCGCCTTCGTCAATTAGAGATTTTACAATCTTACCATATGGTGTATCTGTAATTTTTGCCTCACCAATATAGTTACCTTTGTTATCACCTTCAAGTTTAGTTATGATATGTGATACTCTCTCTAAATTAACTGTTGGTCCATCAGGATGTCCTAACTCACCAAACGCTCTTTTTTTCTGTACAAATTCTCTATTATATCTGCCTACTTCTTTTTCTAATACTTCCTGTGGGTAAACACGACCATTGCGGTTTTTAATGTTTGCCTGCATGAAGATACCTTTAATTTTATGAGACTTTTTACCATTATTATCTGCTTCAATAATGTATTCAGCCTGATTGATTTCTTCTCTAATTAGTTTCATGTTGCGTATTTTCCCCTTTTGTTCTATTTATATTATCTAACCTCTAAAATGACGGAATAACTGTCTCCATTTACAAAATTGTGAGTGGAAAACAAAATGTCGCCTGTTGGTGAGCTCGCATTGTTAGATATCTGTATAGCAGATGTTTGTAAATCTATTGTACCTTGACCGGCAAGAAACAATGCGGTTGCATTTGTTGTACCGTCAAAGAGTATTTCAACGGACCCTTTAGGATCCGTTGTGTTAATACTATAAATTACTCTTGCAATCTTTGTAGATGTTGAAGCGTGATTTAATTCACTAGCGTCCATCTTTGCTACAAGTGTTTCTCCTGTACCGTCACTCTTATTCGTAAATTTCATTACGGTCTTTGTGCCGGCTACATCTGTTATAGTTTGTGAAGTTACTGTATCAGCCATTATCTTGTTTGTCCTGAGTTAGTATAACCTTTAGTTTTTGCTACTTCTAAAATAAAAGTACCTGTAATAGCACTTGCGTTAGTGATAACTATATCACCAGTTACGCCAGAACTTTCTGGATTTGTTATCATTGGTTGTTTACCATGAAAACCATACTCACCACTACCATGTACTGATATTGCGTGGTCGTCTGTACTAGCGTCAAATTCAAATGCTAAATCACTTGTTGCCGCGGTTGTATTCCATTTAATACTTCTAATGTCTAGTGTTGGATTACTAGAATGACCTCTTAATGCTGAAGCGTCTATCACTTGTACTGCATCATTTGTTGCATTGTTGATTTCAAACATTACGACATGGCGTGTGCCACTATCTACCAATGTTCTTTTATTTACTACTGCCATTTTTACTCTCCTTTATATGGTTAGACCTGTTTCTTTTGCGAAATAGGTTTCAATATCTTTTGGCTTAACGCCATACTTTTTTGCCACGTCCTTAATTATTTTTGGAAACGTAGTTAAGACCTTTGATGGCGTTTTTGCCAACATAGTCATTACATCATCAATTGCCTTTTTGGCCTTTGGTGATTGTTTTTTATAGACTGGAGAACGTTTATGTTCGTCTCTCTCAATCGTCAATTTCCGTAGATTGCTCAGCGTTATCGTCATTTGTACTTTCTGGTGGTTTTGCCATTATTGTACTTGCTAAATCTTTTCTTTTATCATCTAGCTCTGTACCTACTTTAGCACTCAATGCACCCTTAAAGTTTTTCTCTGCTTCAATAGTATCATCATTGGCTAAAGCGTCTATCATATCCCTTGTAGGATTATTCTTGTCCGTCATCATTATCTCCTTCTTGGTCCTGTTGTTCAGGTTCATCTTCTTGTTGCTGTTCTGCCGCTTTTGCTTCAGCAGCAATCTTTTCTTGTTGTTCTAACATTTCACCATCTGACATTTTTAATATATGTCTCATTACGAAATCTTGTGAAAAGAATGTACCAACCATTTCATTGTTCTTCATCTCTGCAAAGATTTGCATACGGTTTTTAAGCATTTCACTTTCTTTTATCTCAGCAAAATAACCATCATTCACATAATCGTAACGTATGGTACGTGCCAAAGAGTTTTCCCAATCCTCAATAGTAATAATACCTTTGAGAATTAACTGTGTTTTTAGCAGGTCATGGAATAAATTATTAAAACGATTTCTTAGTCTATATACAAATTTACTAAACTTTAATTCGTCTCTATTAATTTCTGTTGCAACACCCATGTTGAAACTACCTTCAGCCTCTAAACGAGAAGAAGGAACATTCAATGATTGAAACAATTTCTTTTGAAAATATTTAATATCATCTATCTCACCTAAGTTTGAACCACCTGGTAATGTAGTAATTTCTGTTCCTCTCCCACCTTCACGTCTAGGTAGCCAAAAGTCTTCTAGCATAGACATATACTGTCTATCGTCTCTTATCTCTCCCGTGCTAGCGTCATAAACAAGTTTGTTTCTATATCTGTTCATAACGTCTTTTAGATATTGTTCAGCCTTTACTTTTGGTAAATTACCTACATCAATATAAAAAATTCTTCTTTCTGGTGCCCTACTAATACGGTATATGACTACACTATCCTCAATCATTCTCAGTTGATTAACTGGTTTGATTGCCTTATGTAAGTAAGACAATATCATATTCTTTTGTTGGTCGACAAGACCACTAGGACAAAATGCTATAGCGTCTTTTGCAATTTTTAAACCCTGTGTTGCACTTGCGCCAGGTTGTACACCTTTTTCATTGTAGATAAAAAATTCTTCAAATTCTACAACCCCAGGTTTGTTAGGGTCTTTTGGTGCAAAACTTTCTGCACCTGGTTTTTGTTTTGCTGCTCTGACCTTCTTAATCTTACGAGGGTCAAT